GGCTTTTGCAATGACTCCAGTTATCAGACCTGATAAAACTGTTAATACTTTTGATACTTCTTTGACAATCGGAAGTAATGGCTTAAAAGCAGAAATTATATTTCCTACTGCGTTGCGGATTTGAGGAGATGTTAATACAACTACAAAAGCCGAGAACAATCCTGCATATTTTGACAGGGCGCCAAAGAATCCTTGGAAGAAAGGCGCCGCTTGGCTAAGAGATTTACCTGCCTTGATACCAAAAAATGTAGTAAAGCCCAAGGCAATAGGTAATACTTTTTCCATTACTGAAGCAATACCGTCTACACTCATTTTGCTTTTATCTAATTTTTCAATAAAGTTACCAAGGTTTGTTGCTATTTTTGCAAACGGGTCTGATAATTTAGTTAATACTTTTTCCATCGCATCAAGGAATTTAGAGAAAGTGCCAGTTCCATCGGCGGCTGTTGCAAATTTTGTGTATAACTCAAACGAGGCTAAAATTACTTTGCTGAAAGCATCAAGTAATCTTTTACCTACGGCAACTTGTAATTTGTTAGTTACATCTGACATTTCTTTAAGGGCTTTAGAAGGACTTTGGATTGCTAAGGCATAAGCGCCTGTGACCTTTGTGCCTTCTTTTAAGATAAAGTTAAGAACTGCTTGGCGTCTTTCAGCCATATTCAACTCACTAGCGCTTTTGCCTATTGTTCGTCCGTAAATAGCAAAAGCCTCAGTAGCGCCAGTTGTAATACCAATTTGACGCAACATTCTTGTCTGACCAGTTGTGATAGCAAAGATTAAAGTCTGTAAAGCGTCAGCGGCATTTACGCTTGCTGTTACAGATAAGTTTTGAGCAACGGTGGCTAACTCAGAAGCGGCGCCTAAATCAACATTTGACTGAGCAAGTTTGATAACTGCTCTTCGTGCGGCGGCACTTGTAATACCAACTTTTTCAATCTCTTCAACTATAAGAGCAAGTTGTGTGTATCCATAGCGAGTGGACTGACCAATAGCCTGTAAAGCAATATCTAACTCTTGGACTTCAGCCGCGGCTTTGAATGATTTAGTAGCAAAAACAATTAAACTTACGGATACTCCAGCGGCGACTCCACCTAACGCAACTAAACTTGAATTAAGTTTTGAAGCCGCCCCTTGAAAAGTTTCAGCACTTTTTGACGCTTCTTGTAAACCTTTTGTAAATTGAGCAGAATCAGCGGTGAGGCGAGCGCGGACTTCCATGGTTGGTGACTCAGCCATTTATCTCCTAGCCTTTGCTCTTCTCTCGGCTTTCTCGCGTTCTTTTTCTTTTACGATATAGAAAGCGTTCCATTCGGTTAATTCCATACTGCTAAGTGGGCGGTGGGATTGGCTTCCATAAAGAAGTTCTCCCACCGTCCTACCTAACTTTTCTGCTATTTCAAAAAGAAACCGTTTTTCAGGATTCTTGAGGAAATCGAGCCTGTGCTTCTTCTACCGCCTTATCGCCAAGACCTGAACTGCCAAGAGCCTTTGTTGCCAAACGCTCGATGACTGCGCCATTCTTTGAAAGAATCGCTTCGCGGTCTTGTTCTGTAAAGACTGGTAGCCCTGTTGTTGGGTCAAACACAGTAGCAATAACAGTTTTTGCATACATATTAGAAACATCTACCTTATCTGCGGAGGTTGCTCCTTCAGTAAGTGTTGCTCTTTGTCCTGCTGTCATAGAACGGATTTCTACTGAAACTCCCCATTCAGGGACTTCAAGTAATTCTCTCGTAATATCGTCAGCCGAAAATATCTTTCCGCGTAAATCTGTCATTTCTTTTCTCCTTGGGACACTAGGTTGGTCACGATAAATTATTTAGTTTTTTTGAATCAATTCCTATTATGAGTAGGTGCCTCGAGTGATAGCGCCTGTCACTTGGAACTCTGCTGAGTATGTCACTACATCTCCGATAGCACCACTCTTCTCGTAAGAAGTGAGGATTGCCTCTCCTGTGTATTTGACATATCCTGCTGTTGAACCTTCAGGACCATATTCGAATGAAAGTGAAGCAGACTGACCTAGAACTCCAGCCAAGTGAGCATCAACTGTTGCATCAAAATTTCCAGAAACGCTCAATGTTGAGTCTGATAATCCGACCACATAAGACTTTGCTGATGAACCAAAAGTGCTGGTCTCGGCTGTGTCTACTGATTGTGGGAATGAAACATCTGTAAGGGTATTGCTAATATCGGTAAGCGAGCCACCTGAATTGTCTACCTTGAATACGGTGGATTTACCATGACGAAATGTAGGCATTGTTTTTTACCTCCTAGTAAAAGCCACCACAGGGGTAGCCGAGCCTGTTGAACCTGCAACCGTGTAGTTCACGCGCAAGTATCTGTTTACTGTTGTGCCACTAGCAACTTCAACTCTTTCTGAAGTTTTAGTTGTGCTAGTTACCACGGTAAAAGTAACCAAGTCAGCAAAAGTTGAGTTATCTGCTGAGTGCTGGATTTTTACTGTGATGTTTCCGTTGCGTGTATTTACTGGAACTGACAAGAATCCCGCTCCGCCATTAGCGGTTGAGGCTCCGTTGTCTACGCCTGTTCCATTTCCAGTAGCAGTTACAGCCGAGCCTGAAGAAAGAATTCTTCCGTGTTCTACTGCATCTGTTGATTGGAATTCTGCGCTTGCTTGGACAATATCTGCGATGGCACTTGAGACCTCGTAAGATGAATCGTCTGCTTGTAGCACGATTGCTCCAGCGCCATTTGAATGACCTTCAGGAGCAACAATAAGTTTAATTTTTGTGGCTGAACCAAGAGCGGTTGCAAAGAATTGGTCAGTTCCAACTGAAACTGTTGATTCGAACATCCCTGATAGCGAGACTGTTCCATCGCGGTGACCGACTACATAAGATTTTGCATTTGTGCCGAAGGCACTTGTCTCGGCTGTGTCTACGCTAGTTGAAGCGCTGACATCATTGAAATAGGTTGAAAAGTCATATTCATCGATAAAGATATTGACATTTTTACCGTGGCGGAATGTAGGCATTAGTTCTCCTCAACTGGGCGTTGATGTGGGGTGCCGTCTTGAAGAAAACCATCGCCGTCACCATCGGTTGCGTTAGGGTCAAAACCATCTGCAACAGCAGGTTCTTCTACGACCTCTGCAACTGGTTCGGCTTTAATTTCTTCTATAACAGGCTCTTCGATTTTTTTACTTGGCTTATCAGCATCTTCAATAATGCCTGAATCTAAAAGCCACTTAACCGATTGCGCTGGTAAATCAGTAGCAATTTCGCCAGCCTCGGCGCGTTTATTCGGTGGGTAATCAATACCCTGCAAGACTCTATAACGAGCCATTCAAACCTCCTCCGATACGGCACATGGATAGCCCAAGTAACCGTCAGGTCACTCGGACACGGAAGAGACGAAAAACTCGGGCGACTAAGCGCACAGTAGGTTTAGTGTATCAGGTAGCGAAATGCTAAATTATTTATGCACCGCTTCTTGATTGTAAATCAAATAAGAAACTTTCGTTCCGCTCAGAACCAATTTCTGACTCTTGGCATTTGTGAGCAAACGGGATTGTGATGTAACTGCCGTATGTTTTGGTTGAGATTGTCTGAGGGTCTGACAAATACCAGTTTCCCTTTTTGGACTGTCTCCAAGATAAACCTTCTTGCCCGCATCTTTTACAAGTTACTTTAGCCATTGTTACTCCCCTTTCTGACAAGGCAAGTATATCAAACCTTAGTTAGTTATTCAAGGGTGCGCCTTCACAGCAATTAGATTTCATGTGGCAATGAGGGCATAACCAGCGGGTAGAAATAGGCTCATACTCTTTGCCGCAAAAATCGCACTCAAGCATCTCTGCGTAAGCGCTCTTCTTGAATCATGTTGAGGGTTAGGAAGTAACCAATTCCATCTACGACTGTATCGGGCTTAGATTGATTGACCTCACGGGCTACCTTCATTCCGACCATACAAAGGGCAACTTGCTCGGCAGAAACCTCACAGCCGAGGATTACAGCCCATATCTTTGAGGCACGGGTAAAGTTATCAAGCGGATGTCCGTAGGCTTCCTGTCGGTCTCCTGAGACCAATTCCGCGGCGTATGCGGCTATATCTCTTGGGTCGTTCATAATACTTGGATGTCCGAGACTCCCTCGCTGGTCACTAGGAATGTCAGAACTCCCACAGCCGCAACCTCCCCCTTGGATTGTCTCCACCACACGCTTCCCCCGTCGAGGGCTGGTGCTTGTAGCCATTTGACTCCTCCCCAATCTGCTAGACGAAACGAATGATAATGACCTGATACCAAAATGTCACAATCGCCGATGGACTGCCGCCCGAGAGTTTGGTCAGCAATCCACCTGCGAAGTTTTGCTTCAGGACTTCCTGCGCTACGGGCGAGGTGTCCATGAGTAATTCCAATAATCTTTCCATTGACTTCAACTGTCAGACTCAACTCATCTGTTGGGATAGCAAAACGAACATGACCGTAGGCTTCAGGGTTGGCTTGAAAGATTTCAGCAACGGACTCAACTAGGGCTACATCGTCATTATCATTAAGAGTCGTAAAGGCTTTTCCATTCTTACGGTTTTCGCCGTGGTTTCCACCAATAGCCGCAACTGTGATATTTGGGACAACCTTTGACCAACGGATAAGAGCATCTCTTAGCAGACGACGAGCAATCTTTACTTGGTCTCTTCTATCAACTTCAACTGTAAAGGTTTGGATGTCGTAGTGACCATCGCATCCTTCAACTAAATCGCCTAGGCAAAGAACTGTAATTGAATCAATCGGGCGACCTATTTTCTTTAACTCTTTAATTCTGAACTCAACATCGTCAATAGCCTGAAGCCATCTACCAACTAAACCTTTTAACCCGTCGCCATCTCTTTTACCTACCTGCCAGTCCGAGGCACATACAACTAGGCTTGCTCCGCCTGTCATTTCTTTGCGCTCGCGGGGTTTGTGTTTTTTAATCTCTTGGATTAAGGCTTCAATATCGGCAACTTCTTGTTTGCCCTTTCGAACTACTTTGCCCTTCCATTGGCGGTTTAGAACTCCTAAAGTATCGCCCCACACATTGAAAAGAACTGGTTCTACAACTTGAAAGTGTTCGGGGTCTAATCCCCACATGCGAAGAACTCCTGACCAATCGGGCGCGTTATCGCCCTCCATTGGTTGAGTAGTAACTGTTCCTTCGTCACCTTGCCAATTAACCCCAGGCAACCACTCTGCTTGTCTTTGACGAGGTTCAGTTTTTTGAACTGAATTCATCTCGCTAGTTTTAAGCAGATTATCTAAAGCATCATCAAGACTCATTTGGACACTTACATCCATCTTTGCCAAGTAACCTTCTACGATGTCTACGCATAACATCAGAGCCTACCGTAATACCGAATGTTGCTAAAACTTCTACTAAGCGAGCAGAATTAACTTTTTCGTTTCGTAGTGTTTCTTTGAATTTAGTTTGTATAGGTTCAGGTAATTCTCTTGTAATTTTTCCAACCGAACAACCTTCTTGTATTTTCCAAACACCAACTAAATTATCTAAAGCGGAAGCGAACTCATCCTGATTTATTTTTGGATTTACAACGGGGGCATCGGATACTCCACGGGCGCGTTGCGCTTTCGAAGAGGAGCCTGTCGCATTTCCAGCATCGCTGGAACTCATCGGTTGTTGCGTTTCTCCCATACGGGTCTACCACTCTCTCTTGCGGAGCCGTTGGCTCCTCGTTTACATTCGCACTAGACATCGGAAATTCACCGAGATTAGTGGGCGATACTTTGGGTCTACTCCTAGTAGGTTTACTGAACCCATCGGTTCAATCCTCATAATATGCACCCCAGAGACGGTTTGTTCAAGCACCGACGCG